ATGATCCACTATAAGAAACTAAAGAAGGAAATCTTTTATAAGTGTTTGCCGCATGATAAACATTGTTTGCTACATTAGCTCCTTGTTTTCCATGTTCAGGTTGATCTGGCAACCATTCTCCGAAAGGTACTTGCATTTAACTCCTAACTATTACTTGTAACTGTGCTTGTATAACGACTGCCAAATGGTGATGCGATAGTATCTTCTGATCTCATTTGTAATGGAGAACCAGAATATTGATCTTCTCTATCATTTCTTTCTAATCGTTCCATAGCAGTTGTGTACATTTGTTGCCATTGTTGAGCTTGTGCTGGTTCAATACCACCTAAAAAGTTAGACGCATGATATAGAGAACCATATAAATAAATTGCTGGATGATCTGTTAATATAAAATTTGATGTATTAGATACAGATAAAGCATCAAACTTTTTATAATAATTAATATAACCAGTATAAGATGTGTCTGGTTTTGGAGAAAATCTAAAAGTATCTCCTAAAACTGTAAATACTTCTGGAGTTCCACTTGTGGAAGTTCCTCTTAATTGATCCATGTGTGATGGTGCTACATATCTTAAAGGATATTTTGTACCACCTGATAAAATATAAAAGTTTCTAACTTGTAAAAATCCTGTAGGTAAACTTTCTGTTTCACTATCAATTGTAATAGTGCTTTGAGTAACCATTTTTCTAACTCTTAACTTTGAATTAAAATCAGCTTCTGTTAAAGTTATAAAATCATCAGCTATCTCATCAGTTAAATCTGATCTATTTAACCAATTTGCTACTGCTGTTTTTAGTGTTGAATATGATGTTAGTGCCATTAAAATCTTCCTTCGGCAGTTCTAAAATATCTATAATCAGAACTGTTTAGTTTTTCTCTTAAAATTTTTTGTTGTGTTTCTTTGGGTAAGGCAAACCAATTACCTTTGTTTTGATCTTTGTGATATTCTTTACACCAAATTTCTAAAACAATTGTGGGTATGGATGCTACTCTTTTTAAACCTTTGTCTGGTGAATACCCATCGTTTTGAGTATATAACTTTTTATTGTGGTCTAAAATAGGCTTATGATTTACAATTCTTTGATGAACCACACCTTTATCTTCATGTGGAATAAATTTATCAGTAACTAAACCTTCTGTTTCAATGTTTCTTGTTTTCATCTACCTTGACCTCTGTACTTACCGCCAGTTATTCGTCTTTTAGATTTATTCATCATAGCTTTACTAGGTCGCCTACCAATACTGGTTTTCTTAAACTTAGCTCTGCTAATATGTTCAATCTTTGCGTAAAGATTATTTTTCTTAGCCACTACGCACTAAGCTCAGTACAATACAAAGTACCATCGCCACTTGTTCTAATAGCTGCCATTTTTTCACCTGGAGAAACTTTAATAATTTCTATTTCTCCTGCTGGTAAATAAGCCATACTTGTTGTTGCAGTAGGTGAACCAGCGAATGTAATATGACAGTTAGTTGTAGAAACAACTCTCACATAATGAGTACCACTTCCAAACGCATTACTTACTGCTGCACTTGATGATGCTACTGATATTGTTTGAGTAGTTCCATGTCTTAAACCATAATTTACCATTGTCTTTTTCCTTATTTAATAAAATTAATTTTTTACATTTGAGGGGAAGTACCGCTAGGCAAGATCCCCTCAAATTCTATAATTATCTTCTGATAACGAATGTAACTACACATTCACAAGCAGTTGAAGAACCGCCATCAGTTATCATTTCGATAGAACCACCTTCTTCAACTCTGTTTGCTGCTGTAGGTTCTGCTGTGTCCACATCCCCTGCTGCTGATCCAGATTGAGTTACTGTAATTCCGCCACCTGTTACTGCTGTTCCACCTAATTCAAAAGATAGAGCTGCGTTTGCAGATGAAATTGCATTTTTTATACAAGTGAAAATTTTAATTATTTCACCACCATCAGGTACAGGTACAAAAGTTGAGCCTGCTGTGCTGATGTCAGTAATTTTCGATGTTAAAAAATAATCGTTTAATGTTCTCATTTTTTTTCCTTTATTTGCTTCGTTCCGCCATTGATTGACTTCAAAGACCAAACAAATTGTTAATTTAAGTACAGAGGGGATTGCTCCCCTCTATACACTATTAAGATTATGATGTTGTTAAATCAAAAACTCCGCCTGAAGCTGCTTCGTTTCTAGATTCCAGAGTGTACTCTGCAACTAGGAACTGCTTAGCAGCATCACCAGTTTTTGCTAAATCTTCAAGAGCAAAATCTCTCAAGAAAGCAACTGCCCACATATCAGGTGTGATAATGTGAACTGATCTAGCTGGTGAGAATCTGTTTGGAGCTACAGTCAATGCACCGAAATCACTTTCGTACACATCTACTGCCGCAACCAATCTTTTGTTTTCAGCAGGATCCATTCTTGTTGATCCACCTGTAAAACCAGATAGTTTTTGTTTATTGAAAGAACCACATTGGATCATCGTTGGATCTCCGCCAGAATCCCAAACCAGCTTTAATGCTGCTTTTAGTTGAGCTTCTGTGAAGGCTCTTTGTGTTCCATTAGTTCTTGCATCTGAACCATCACCTGTTGGTGATGATGGTGAACCAGCAGCAGACATAACATCATTGGATGCAATCCAAGATTCTACTCCGCCTAGTTCTCTTGCAGTTGTGTCGTTACCTGCTACTTTAGCATTGTTTGCACATAAAGAAGTTTCCATATCTCTTTTAAGCTCTTTTGAAGCTTTAGAAATTTGGTAAGCTAATTCATTGTTACGACCTGCTCTGTTAGTTGCTTCTAAAGTACCAGAAACGATTACAGATTTTGTACTGATCTGTGTGTAGTTTCCTAGTCTAGTAGTAGCAGTTGGTGCTGAGAAAGAAACTTCGTTTCCTTCAATTGCAGCATTTGTACCTGACGCAGCAGATAAAGAGTCTGTTTGCCATTCATGGTTTGTCATAGATGCTTTTGCTTTCGCAATTGCAGACATGAATGGTGTATCAGTCGGACTAATGTTGTAAATTACATTAGACAGATCTTCTCTTTCGCCAACAGCATCATAGGTACTATATGTTCCACTTACTTGTGCCATATTGTTTTTCTCCTAAGTTATTGTTGTTTATTGTTAACCATGTCTAAAAATATACTGGTTGCATCTTTGATACTTCCAGTCTTTTTTAAACGACTTAA